TTACCGTTTCTTTCAGATTTTAAAAATCAGAAAGAAACGGTAAGTACCTCTGAGGAGGACACAGAATGACCGAACAAGTTGTCAGTGAGATTTGGGGCGAGCTAAAACGATATATCAACACAGTGGACCGTACTGAAGCAGCCGAAACAGTGGTACAGATATTGATGGACAATGATTGTGACGCTGAACAGATCAAAGAAGCATTCAAAGGCGATCGCGATATCAAGACAGCCTTGACCAGTTATCTGGACAACGACAAGGACTATGCCGAAGACGAAGAATCTGAAGAAGATTACAACGAAGACGAATGGGATGAGTAATGTCTCAAAAGTTTTTTCCTATTAAAACTGATACAGCATGTCAGTTAAAATGGAACTGGAGCACTATAAAATTTTACACCGGCATTACAAGCTCTTGTCATAGGGTCAACGGTGACCCTATTTCAGTTGATACGTTTGACCAATTTCATAATACACCAAAAAAAATCAGTGATCGCAAATTGATGTTGGAAGGCACTTGGCCTTCTGGAGGATGTGAATACTGCAAAGATATTGAAAATTCTGGTGGGTTTTCAGATCGCCTATTGCATTTGACTATACCTGATCAGTCCCCAATTGAGCTTGAAACTGATTCCAGTGCAGTTTACATTACACCAAAAATCGTTGAAATTTATTTTGACAATATATGCAACATGAGCTGTTTGTATTGCTGGGATGGATTCAGTAGTAAGATACAACAAGAAAATATTCGTCATGGGCCTTTCAACAAACACGGTGTTTTGATTGATAATGGAGCAACCAAAGTCAACAACATTGAAGAATTAACACAAAAATTTTGGGATTGGCTTAAACGAAACGGTGATAAAATTCGTTGTCTTCATATACTGGGCGGCGAACCGTTTTATCAAAAACAGTTTGAAACATGTTTGGATTTTTTTGAACATAATCCTTGCAGTCAGTTAGAACTTACTGTGGTCAGTAATTTGATGATACCTGATCTAAAGTTCCAAGACTTTATACAGCGCCTAAAAAATTTGGTACAGCGCCGGCATTTAGCAAGGTTTGACTTAACAGTCAGCATTGATTGTTTTGGTAAAGAACAAGAGTATGTGAGGTATGGATTAGATCTTGAGCAGTGGCGTCGTAACTTTGAATATGTAGTTAGTCAAAAATGGGTCACAGTCAAGATCAATCAAACATTGTCTGCTCTCACTATTAAAACAGTGCCAGAGTTGCTCCAATATGTAAATCAGTTTAGGACCATACGCAAAATTGGTCATTACTTTAGCACCACAGTGCTTACTCATGACTTTTTACATCCAAAAATTTTTGGTGCTGGGTTTTTTGACAATGATTTTACTCATATAATACGCAACATGCCTGGTGATACCCCAGAACAAATTACCGCGCAAAAATACATGCAAGGAATACAACAGCAACTCAACGTTCAATGTCGTAACCAAGAAAAAATAAATCAACTGGCAATTTTTCTTGACGAAATTGATCGAAGAAGAAACTTGAATTGGAGACAGACGTTTCCGTGGTTGGAAAGAGAAATAGAACATGTGGTATAGTCGCGTAGTTGCTGGCCTGGATGCTATTCCAGACTTCATAGCTCACTATGAACGCGAACTTGAAGAAGCCAAACGCGAATGTAAAATTGGTGGCCTGGTCGAACGCAACATCAAAGAACTACCTGGTCACACTGAACACAGATTCAATCAACTGCAAGAGATAGAAGCTGTGTTACAATACCTAAATATTCAGTTACGCAAAATTCGTAGAAAACATTTTCAGAAATACCTTGAAGCATATGCTCGCGCACTTACCAGTAGAGATGCCGAAAAGTATGTGGATGGCGAAGACGAAGTCATAGATTTTGAAACCATTATCAATGAAGTGGCTTTGCTGCGCAATCGTTGGCTAGGAGTGATGAAAGGTCTTGAAACCAAACAGTGGCAAATGGGTCACATTGTACGACTGCGCACTGCTGGCATGGAAGACATTCAAGTGTAATGTTCAAAGAGCTTTTGCCCAAATACGATCTGGTACACAGCTTTGTAGACCAGTACCAGCCCGCCAGTGTTGTGGACTGGGGCTGTGCCAATGGAAATTTGTTGGCCAGACTGGCCAATGATTTTGGCATAGAACAACTGCAAGGCTTTGATCCCAACAATGTCCGATACAACACAGTGCCGCCGGGAATATATGATTGCATGGTCAGCTGTGATGTGATTGAACATTTTGAGCCTGATCAATTAGATGCCACATTGAAATTGATGCAGAGCAAATTTCGAAAAGCAGCCTTTTTAATCATTGCGTGTTATCCAGCAAAGAAGCATTTGCCTGATGGACGCAATGCGCACTTGATTGTGCAAAACTGTGCCTGGTGGTTGCACAAAATACAAACACAGTTTGATCAGTGTCAACTGACCTGGTGGCAAGCAGCAGACTACCCCAGCCGAGCAGGCCCCAAACCCGAGCTGAGATTAATTTTGGAACGCAATTGAATGCAGTAAATAGCTGCATGAAAATTGTACTTGTAACCGGTGGGTTTGATCCTGTGCACTCAGGACACATTGCTTATTTCAAAGCAGCTCGCACCCTGGGCGATCAACTCATGGTGGGTCTCAACAGCGACGAATGGCTAGCCAGAAAGAAAGGCCGTGCATTCATGCCTTGGAACGAACGCCTGGCCGTGATCAACAATCTCAGCATGGTAGACGAAGTTTACACATTTGATGATAGCGACGGGTCGGCCAAGCATTTTATACAACAGGTCCGAGCACACTACCCCAACGCCCAGTTGATTTTTGCCAATGGCGGTGACCGCACTGCCAAGAATATACCAGAAATGGATGTTGAAGATTCCAACATTGAGTTTGTGTTTGGTGTGGGCGGCGAAGACAAAAAAAACAGCAGCAGCTGGATCTTGGAAGAATGGAAAAAACCCAAAACTGACCGAGCCTGGGGCTATTATCGTGTGTTACACGAAGTGGGTGACCATACCAAGCTGAAAGAACTCACTGTGATGCCAAAAACTTGCCTGAGCATGCAACGTCATGACCAGCGAGCAGAGTTCTGGTTTGTGGCCGAAGGTGAGGCCACTGTGTACACTCTAGATGTCAGTACAGACAGAGATCTCAAAGACAGCATGACTGTGCATGAGTCATGTTGGATCAAACGCAACGAGTGGCATCAACTGTGCAATGAAACTGATCAACCATTGAAGTTAATTGAAATACAGTTTGGTGATAACTGTGTCGAAGAGGACATTGAACGACGATGAACAATCTCATACCTGTGTTTGTGGGCTATGACCCTAGAGAAGCCATTGCTTACCATGTGTGTGTAAACAGTATCATACGCAATGCATCAGCGCCTGTGGCCATTGTGCCTGTGGCATTGAATCTCTTCAAAGATTATTCGGAGACACACACAGATGGTTCTAATCATTTCATATACACTCGTTTTTTAGTGCCATATCTAATGAGGTGGACTGGCAAAGCCATCTTCATTGATGGTGACATGATTGTGCGAGGGGACGTTGTGGAGTTGTACAACAGTTTGCCGCTGGACAAAGATGTTGCAGTGGTCAAACACGATTATAAAACTCGTATGCCAGTGAAATATCTTGGTGCCAAGAACGAAGATTATCCCAGGAAAAATTGGAGTTCGGTGATTGTGTGGAACTGTGCCAGTTTTCCCAATAGAAAACTCACTCCTGAATTTATCATGAAGGCCACAGGCGCTGAACTGCACAGATTTTCCTGGCTCGGCGATGATCGTATAGCTGAATTACCACCTGAGTGGAACTGGCTTCCCGACGAGTACGGCCCTAACCCCAATGCCAAGTTATTGCATTACACGCTGGGCACTCCTTGTTTTGCAGAGTTTGCTGACACGCCGCAGGGAGAAGAATGGCATCGTGAACGCATTCTTACAGAATATTGTCAACAAACACAGTTATGAGCAACGAGCCTGATCAAGAAGAATTGGCACCACTGCCAAGGTCAAAGTATGACATGGTGCCCAAAGAAATCTCAGATATCTTTGACGATATTTTGAAATGGCGTGTGGATCCCTGGAATTATTATTATGGAGTAACCATTGATCACATTGTGCAGAAATTGCATGATTTGAACAACGGTGCTGTGGCAGCCATAGACAGTGAATTTAGATACACTGAGAAAGGTCATATGTACGATCCCATTATGCAAAGTTTTATTCAAGGATCAGGAGGCCGAATCAGCACCTGGTCCAAAGAAGAAAACAATCTTACTCCAGTGGTACTGCGCGGCATAACCAAACGCAAACAGATGGATGCGTGCCGCGCAGCTGGTCGAAATTTTTATTACATTGACACTGGATACTTTGGCAATGGCAAGAAAAAAACTTACCATCGTGTCA